AGGATCGCTGCGCGGTCAGCGCGTCGCGGCGGGCGCGGAGCTCTGCGGCCGTTGCCATTGGGTCACCTCATGTAGCTCGAGCGCACCGTGCGCCGGCGCGGCACCGTTATTGTCGGGACGGACGGGGCCGTCGCCGTGCCGTCCGTTGGCCCGTCCGGCTTCGCCACCCCGAGATGGGCTTCCAGATCGGCCCACCGCGTCTCGGGCCAGCGATCCGCGCCCGCGATCCATGCGGCCGCACGAGCGTAGACCCGGCAGTCGAGCGCCTCGTTGCGCTCGCGAAGCTTCTGCCATTCGAGCCGGGCGAAGCCGCGTTTCGTTCGCACCGTCACCAACTGCTCGGCGGTCAGCTGCTTCAGCCATTCACCGTCCGCCCAGTCCGGCAGATGGATCGTCCCGGGCGGGCACAGGGCGCCCGCCGCCTGTTCCTCCCGCGTCGGTCGGTCCTGCCGCAGGAAGCGATAGGTCTCGGCCTTGAAGGTCGAGGTCGCCACCGTCCAGAGCCGGGCGCCGCGCCGGAGCCGCTTGCCCGCGACGGTCGCGTCGACATAGGTCGGCCCGGTCACCGGGCTCGTCCGGGTGAACCCCTCGACGCCCTTCACGGGCGCCACCTGCGAGAAGCCCACCTGGCGCGACCAGGCATAGACCGCACTGGTCTCATACCCCGTGTCGATGGCGAGCCGGGCAAGCGCCATTGGCTGCCCCGAGGCATGCGCCCATGTCCGCCCGAGCAGGTCCGTCAGCCGCTGCCAGCAGGCAGGATCGCCGGGCCCGCCCTCGAGCACGAGGTGGTCGACGAGCCAGCTTTCGAGGCCCCGGCCCCAGGCCCAGACGTCGACCTCGATCCGGTCCTTCTGCACGTCGGCGCCCGCCGTCAGGAACAGACCGCGCTCCGGCACCGTGCCCGGGGCCCAACCCTCGCGCCGATCCGCCAGCCGCTGCCAGTCGGGCGCCTCGCCGGTCTCCATCCAGGTCTCGCCGAGGATGGTGTTCCGGAACGCCCGCATTGCCTCGTCGCTGCCCCGTGCCGCCTCATGCGCCCGCGCGATCCGCTGCCAGCTGAGCCAGCCGACCGGCGAGTAGAGCGCCGAGAGGTGGTAGCCGACCGTCGTGGGATCGGTAGCCGTCGCCGTCGCGCGCCACTCGCCACGCTCGAGCATCCTCGTCTTGTGGTGCTCGGCGATGGGCCGCTCGCAGCTCTCGCAGAGATACTCGGCCGTCTCCGGCCGCCCGTTCTCCCAGCGCAGCCGCTCGAACTTCAGCCACTGCATCGCGTCGCAATGCGGGCATGGCACGAAGTACCGGCGCTGGTCGGACGCCTCGAACTCCCGCTCGATCCGGCTCAGCCCCCGGATCGTCGGGGTCGAGACCAGGAACACCTTGCGCCGGTGGGCGAAGGTCAATGACCGCGCTTCGGCCAGTGTGACCGGATCGCCTTCCTCGTCGGCCGAGGCGGGATAGGCGTCGACCTCGTCGAGGAAGATGTAGCGCGCCGGGGTCGAGCGCAGCCCGACCGCCGAGTTCGCGCCCGTCATGATCAGGATGCCGCCCGCGAACTCCTTCGACAGCATCGTGTTACCCGCGTCGCGCGAGCGCGCGGGCTTCACCCGCTCCCGCAGCTCGGGGCTCTCGTCGATCAGCGGGTCGATCCGCTGGCGCGAGTTGCGCTTGGCCAGTTCCACCGTCGGCTGGACCGCGAGCATCGGGCCCGGCGCCTGGTGGATGACGAAGCCGATCCAGTTGTTGCCCGCCTCGGTCGCGCCGACCTGCGCCGCCTTCATGAACACGACCCGCTGCGTGGGATCGCCGGGCGACAGCCGGTCCATGATCTCGCGCATGTAGGGCGTGCGCGCGGTCCGGTACTGCCCCGGCTCGGCCGAGGCCCGCGAGGCGAGTTTCCGGTGCCGGTCGGCCCAGCTCGAAACGTTCAGATCCGGGTCGGGCCGCAGGCCCCGCGACCAAGCACGGATCAGCGCGGCGGACTCGTCGAACCCGACAAGATCATCATCCAAGCCCGGGTCGGATCTCCGCGAGGCTGTCGAGCTGGGCGCGGACATGGGCCTCCAGAACCTTCTGCATCAGCGCCGCCTCCACCTCGCATGCGTCCCCCAGCGCCGCGGTCACCTCCGAGGCCATCAGTGCGGCAACCCGCGCCGGCCAGGTCACCCAAGCGTCGCGCTCGTCGCGCGCGAGCCGAAACATCAGCGTTTCCGCCCGGGCGCGATCGACCAGTTCCCCCTTCAGCTTCTGGAGCCGGATGCGCCGCTCCTGCGCCTTCAGCACCTCGTTCGCGGTCTTGGCCTGCAGGAAGGTCGTGCCGCCGCCGACGGCCGGGGCGGACAGCCCCTGTTCTCGTAGCGTGTCGCCCACGGCGGCGACGGCGGCCTCGGGCACGGGTTTCAGCTTCGGCGCGGGCGGCTTGCGGGTCTTCGACGGGTCGGTTGTCTCTGCGCGCCGCTGTTCCGACGCCGCGGCGTCGATGCTGCCATCCTCGTGCAGCACGAGCCGACCGGCGGTCTTCGCCTTCTGGATCGCGCCGCGCGACAGCCCGACATGGGCGGCGTACTGGCGCTCGCTCATGCCCTGCATCGCCAGCCCCGATTATCATTCAAAATCCGGCGCTTATCTCGTTGATAAGCAGCGCGACCGGAGCGAACGTCCGTTCAGAAGGACGATGCAACTCACCACGGAGCGACCACGATGACCAGCCGCCTGAACCCGATCACCACCCCGCGCCACGAACTCCGCGCCGAGAAGGCGCGCCGGAACAAGGAGGCCGCACTCGCCGCCTTCATCGGCAGGAAAGCCGAGATCGACGAGATGCTCGCCCGCCTGCAGGCGCTCAGCGACGACCACTTCAACGCCCATCCGGACGAGGTGAACTGGGGCCATGTCGGCACCCTCGAACACTACGCCAGCCTGCTGAAGCGCATCACCGACAGCGCCTTCGGCGAGGGCGAACACGCCCGCTGATCTCCGGCGCTGCCGGAACTCCCGCCGCGCGCCCTGCGCGGCTCGGGGTCGTAGAAGGCGCCGCATGACGCGGGCCTCGAACACGGAGACCCCGTATGACCAAGCTTTCCGATACCCAACTCGTGATCCTCAGCGCCGCCGCGCAGCGCGAGGATCGCAACGTCCTGCCGCTCCCCGGCTCGCTCCGCGGCGGCGCGGCCGCCAAGGTGGTCGGCGCGCTGCTCTCCCGCGGGCTGATCGCCGAGACGGCGACCGACAGCCAGACCAAGGCGGACGCGGCGCTCAACCGCATCTGGCGCAACGACGAGGACGGCCGCGCCATCCTCCTGCACATCACCAACGCGGGCCTCGCCGCCATCGGCGTCGAGCCGGACGGTGGCGACAACGCGCCCACGGGCGCTGACGCAGCGTCGAGCGCGGAGGCCTCGCAGGACGCTCCCGCCGAGACCGACCCCGCGCCCAAGGCGCGCACGCCGCGCACAGGCACCAAGCAGGCGAAGCTGATCGAGATGCTCCGCACCGAGGGCGGCGCGACCATCGACGAGATGGTCGCGGCCTTGGACTGGAGACCGCATACGGTGAGGGGTGCGCTTGCCGGCGCGCTAAAGAAAAAGCTCGGTCTCACCGTCACCTCTGAGAAAGTCGAAGGAAGAGGGCGCTGCTACCGCATCGAGGACGCCGTCTGATGCCGCGGTACAGGGTCAAGATCACCCGTGCCGTCACCGAAAGCACCTGCGTGACCGTCGAGGCACTGTCCCCGGAGGCGGCGCAAGCCGTCGCCTTCGTGGCGCTGGCCGACATGGAGGACGCCTTCTGGACCCTTGATGAGGGTTCGTGGAATGCAGGCCCCGCCTACATCACGGCAGTCGAGCCCGCCGATGTGTGATGCCCGGCGCTATCGCCAACGCTCGAACAGTCGTCGCAGCAGGTAACCCCGCGCCAACGACACGCCGACGAAGGCAAGGCCGATGGTCAGATGCTCCGCGAGTCCCGTCTCGATCCCGAACCACGGGAACACGACGATCTGCGTCGCGATGGCCAAAACGTAGCCGACGACAACGTTTGCCGCGGCCTCGACCATCGACATGGTCCGGCTCTGCTTCATCGAAGGCTCTCCATGAAGGCCGTCACGAACTCCGCCGCGAGCGGCGGAACGATCGCATTGCCGTAGCCCCGCAGCAGCCCCATGCGACCGGGTATCCCATCAGCCAGCGGGAATGTTCCGGGCTCAACGGGCCGCCAGCGGTCATCGCGGCAGAGGAGCCAATCCGGATCTCGCCAGACGCCGTCCGTCGCGCGGGTCCCGGCAGGATCGGCGCCATCGACCAGTCCACCAGCTTCACCGACCTGCGGCTCGCATCGGTGTTGCCAGCCGCGTTGTAGCGCTCCGTGGCGGGCGAGCCCGCCATCGCCGTCGGCCAACCCGCCAGCCAGACCTGTCGGCCGAGCAGCGCATTGATCGGCACCGCCCGGCATTCCGATCCATCCTTGTGATCCCGCGCCGAGGCCGTCGCCCACCCCGAGAGGGGTTGCTTCCAGGGCGACGGCGCCGAAGAACAGCCGCTGGCGGATGTGCGGCGCACCGACGCCCGCAGCCGGCAGATCGGCCGCCGCGATGGCGTAAGATGCCGCCTCCAGGTCAGTCGCCAGAGCATCGAACCACGCCCAGCCAGCCGCGCCCTCAGTTGCTGTTCGAGCCGCACCGCCAACCGGTCCGAGCACTGCCGCGCTGGCGACCTGCTCGCCGAAGACGAGCTCCGGGCGGCAGGCCGCGACGAGCCGCAGGAAGGCCGGGGCGAGATGGCGGTCATCGTCCTGTCCCTTGCGCTGCCCGGCCTGGCTGAATGGCTGGCAGGGCGGCGAACCGGTCCAGACAGACAGATCCTCCGATACGCCCGCGAGTCGCAGCGCATAGGGCCAGCCGCCGATTCCGGCGAAGAAATGACATTGCGCGAAGCCGCGCAGGTCGGTGGGCTCCACGTCCAGGATGGACCGCCCGTCGACCTCGCCATCCGGCAGCAGCTTGGCCGCGATCAGCTCCCGCAGCCATGCGCAGGCCGCAGGATCGGCATCGTTGTAGTAGACGGCCATCAGGCAGCGGCATCGGCCTTGTCGCCCAGCCGCTCCGTCTTCACCGCGGCGAAGGTCCGGCCATCGCCGTCGAGGGTCGCGTCCTTGCCGGTTTCGGCTTGCCAGCGCTCGACTGCGACATCGACGTAAGCCGGGCTGATCTCCATCGCGAAGACGCGGCGGCCATTCGCTTCGCCCGCCATGATCTGCGATCCGGAGCCGCAGAACGGCTCGTAGCAGAGCCCGCCCCGCGCCACATGCTGACGCATCGGGATCCCGAAGGCGTCGAGCGGTTTCGGCGTCGGGTGGTCGGGCCGGTCGTCCTTGGCGAAGCTGGGCAGCGCCCATGTCGAAGGCAGCGTTTCCTCGGCCACCTTCGGCGGGCGGTTCGGGCGGCGCCAGCCCATGAAACAGGGCTCGTGCTTCCACAGGTAATGCGACCGGGTCAGGACACCGCGGTCCTTCACCCAGATGATCTGCTGATGGACGAACGCCCCCGCCTTTTCCCAGCAGGCTTCCAGCATCGCCTGGCGGCGCGAGGCGTGCCAGCAGTACCAGGCCGCGTCCCCGGTGATCGCTTCGGCCACGGCCGCCGCGATGAACCCGTCGTAGAGCTCCGCGCCCTGAGAACTGTCGTCCCAGGTCGTGCCGTAGGACGCGGACCAGTCCTTGTTGCGGGTCGGATGGTTCGAGCCGTCGTAGTCGACGAGATACGGAGGGTCGGTCGCGAACAGGATCGCCCGCTCGCCGTTCATCAGGCGGCGCACATCGGCGGCGCTGGTGCTGTCGCCGCAAAGCAGCCGGTGATCGCCGAGGATCCACAGATCGCCGGTCCGCGACGCCGGATTGCGCGGCGGTTCGGGGATGGTCACCGGCGGCACGGAGCCTCCGGCGCCACCTTCTTCACCGTCGTCTTCCGCGACGTAGGCCAGCAGCTTGTCGAGTTCGCCGTCGGAGAAGCCGACCAGCGACAGGTCGTAGTCGCCCGCGAGCAGGTCGTTCAGTTCCGCCGACAGCAGCGCCTCGTCCCATGTTCCGAGTTCGGTCAGTTTATTGTCGGCCAAACGATAGGCTCGCCGCTGCGCCTCGGTCAGGTGGCCCAGCACGATTACCGGCGCTTCGGTCAGTCCAAGCTGCGTGGCGGCCAGCACGCGGCCGTGGCCCGCGATCAACTCGCCGTCCTCGCCGACGAGGCAGGGCACGGTCCAGCCGAACTCGGCCATGCTGGCGGCGATCTTTGCGACCTGGTCGGGCCCGTGCACCTTCGCGTTCTTCGCGTAGGGTTGGAGGCGCGCAAGCGGCCACATCTCGATCCGCTCGGGGGCGAAGGCGAGGTTCATGCAGGTTCCTGTCGATGATCGATTTGCATTGGCCGGGGTGGACCCCGGCGCGGCGGGGG